CCCGGGCTGGAAGCTTGAGGATGAGCAGGGCCTAGGCGTGAAAGTCTGGGCAACCTTCCGCGGCGAAGACGAGCCGCGCGTCCTTGAGTTGCTGCTGGCCCAGGCTCGCACTCGAAACAGCACGCTCTGGGCGGATGACCCTCGCCAGCAACTGGCATACCTCGCTACCAAGCGCTGGTCGCGCCTCTATTGCCCTGACGTGATCCTCGGCGTGTACAGCCCAGATGAGCTCGAAGAATCCGCACCAACTATTCGTGACGTATCACCGGCGCATGGCGCGGCACCAGCTGAACTTCCGCCCTACCCCGACGAGAAGCTCGCGGAAAACCTGCCGAAATGGCAAATCGCTGTCGACGCCGGCCGCTCCGCCCCTGATCACCTGATCGCAACCGTCAGCAGCAAATTCACTCTGAGCGAAGAGCAGATCGCCAGGATCAAAGCGCTTGCGCCAATTGAAGGAGACCAAGAATGAAAATCCACAATGTCGCTCAGGGCTCCGAAGCCTGGCATGCGCTCCGCGCCAACTACTTCACTGCGTCAGAAGCGCCTGCAATGATGGGCGCCTCGAAACAAATGAAGCGCACCGAACTGCTGCACGCGAAAAAGACTGGCCTCGATCGAGACGTATCGTGGTGGGTGCAGAAAAACCTGTTCGACAAAGGGCACGAAGCCGAAGCACTCGCTCGACCGATCCTCGAAGCACGAATCGGCGAGGATTTGTTTCCCGTAGTCGGTACCGAAGGTGATCTGCTCGCGTCGCTCGACGGCTGCACGATCCTTGGCGACGTACTTTTCGAACACAAAATGTGGAATGAGCAGCTCGCTGCTGACGTTCGCGCTGGCAGCCTCGACCCGCACTACTACTGGCAGCTCGAGCAGCAACTGCTGGTGAGCGGCGCCGAGAAGGTGATCTTCGTCTGCTCCGATGGCACTGAAGAAAACTTCGTTTCGATGGAATACACCCCGGTATCGGGGCGGTCCGCGACACTCGTCGCAGGTTGGAAACAGTTCCAAGCCGATCTGCAGGACTTCACTCCCGCTGAGGTGATGCCGGAAGCCGTAGGCAAAACGCCGGAATCATTGCCAGCGCTGCGCATCGAGGTGACCGGCATGGTCACCGCCAGCAACCTGGAGCAATTCAAAGCTCATTCGCTGGCAGTCTTCGGCGCGATCAACACTGAGCTGGAAACCGATCAGCACTTCGCCGACGCGGAGAAGGCGGTCAAATGGTGCGGCGATGTAGAGGAGCGTCTGGAAGCTGCAAAGCAGCATGCGCTGAGCCAAACTGAAAGCATCGACGCGCTGTTCCGCACTATCGACGAGATCAGCGCCGAGGCGCGTGCCAAGCGCCTGATGCTCGACAAGCTGGTGAAGGCTCGTAAGGTGAGCATCCGCGAAGACATCGTCATGACCGCAGCCAAGGCGCTTCAGACGCACATCGACCAGATCAACACTTCGCTTGGTGGCAAAGCGCGCATGCCGCCAGTGCCTGCGGATTTCGCCGGAGCCATCAAAGGCAAGAAGACGATCAGCAGCCTGCGCGACTCTGCCGAGTCCGAGCTGGCCCGGGCAAAGATTGCCGCCAACCAGATCGGCGACAACATCCGGAGCAACTTGGCCAGCCTGGACGAGCTCGCCGCCGACTACATGTTCCTCTTCAACGACGTTCAGCAGTTGGTGGTGAAGGCGAACGACGACCTGGTCGCGCTGATCAAGGTGCGGATCTCGGAACACCAGAAGGCGGAGGAGCAGAAAGCCGAAGCGCAGCGTGTACAGATCCGTGAGCAGGAGCTGCAGCGAATTGCGGACGAGGCGAAAGCTAACACACCAGTCGAGCCTGCGCCAGCCGTCAGCCCGGCACCGGTGAAAGCCGCCGCACCTCTCCAGCCTAGCTCGAAGCCAGCGACCACAACCACGGCGCCGGTGAACCTGCAAACCGAGGTTTTTGATCTGGAAGCGCTGATCCACGCCGTCGCTGGCGGTCACGCGCCTATTTCGGTACTCACTGTGGACTGGGAAAAGCTCGACGCGCTGGCCGCCGATCAAGGCGACAAGTTCAGCATGGCCGGCGTGAGGCTGATCAAGGTAGCTGCGTGAGACGGACAATCAACCGGGCGGCCACGCGCCGCCGACAGACCTGGCTGGACTTGCCGGCCAGCGGAATTGAAGAGGTAGGCCATGGCCGAGGAAAAGGAACTGACGGAGGAAGCCAAGAAGCAGCGCAGGAAGCGCGAGAAGGCAGCAGCAAAGGACGCTGCATTGGGCGTCGAGAAGTTTACGGTTGAGGTCGCCGGGGTGTTCAAGCCTGACCTCAAGAGGGTCATGGCAGCGCACGGCATCAACAATCAGCAGGACATTCACCAGCGGCTGCTGAAGAACCTGATCAGCGCGGACTTCGAAACGCAGGCTTGGATGCTGAGGAATGTCACGACACCTTATGAGCCAAGCGAAAAGGTGTCGCGAGCATTTTACGAGAAGAGCATGGCCGAACTGGCGGCCGACCCCGGCGATGAGATCATCAAGCCGGGTAGTTACCGATGAGATAATTCAGTCTCGAAAGCCGCGCAACCTTACTGGGCCTTTGTGCTGATTAATAACTTTGGCTAACTCTTGAATCTTTTTCTTACGATCGCTGTATACCTCTTCAACGAGCAGATTCATAACCTCAAAAGCATCTTGAGCATCGGCGTGAGTAATCATCGACTTTGAATGACTACCATCATTTCCAAGCCAACGTATTGCGTCCAGCAATGTACGTTCCGTCGAGTCTTCAGGTAACAACTTGATCCGATTCCCGAAGCTAATAAATTCTCCAGCTGTGGGTTCAGTGACACCCAGCGATGTGAGGACATCCTCGGCGGCAATTCGCAGCGTATTACAAGACGCTGTCGGATGCGCATAAAAAAGCGCCGATGCAGCGTCAATATTTTCCTTTACTTCCTTTGGAGTCGCGGCAGGAAAATCGATGAACTTCAGTGGAGGGAAGAAATATTTAGGTCGATATTTCGCTACCCAGTAGCGTGACCAGTTTTCGTGCTCATCAACGTCATATTCTTCATCGAGGTAACCATCCCCGCTTACAAGTACGGTTTCCTGACAGCGACTGCACTCCAAGATCAGGCTGAAGACATACTCATCGTACTCAGGCTCCCAAGCTTCAGTACCGCTATTTCTCTTAGTAACTCCATTGTTTTCGGAAACAAAGGTTTTCACTGACAGGTGTGACTGACCACATGATGGGCACGGATAATTGGGCACCTCTTCCTGTGTAAACTCTTTAACAAATACTTCTGCCTTCAAAGCCTTCTCCTTGATCCGGCTCCATGCCGGGCCGAACACAAATACCGCAACGGCGGGCAATGCGCCAGCTCAGACGAACGCCGGCGCTTCAACCAGCCGATGCTTCGACTCCATGTAGCTGGCTAGGTCGATCACCTCCCGAAGGAACACGACCACCTCAAGCTTCAATGCTTCGTCAGGCAGCCCTATTCGTTTCAGCATTGCCTTGGCGTCCTCTTCGATCGCCGCCAGCGCATCTACATCGCTTTGCAGTCTCATGTCGGCCTTCTGCCAGTTTGAGATTGCAGATAAATACCCCACTTCTACCAATCACGCCAGCGGCGAGCAACGCACATCCAATAGTATTTTCGCTTGATCACGTGATTTAGGTGAGCATTATTTCGGTATGAAAGAGACCCTTGTTGATTGGATCTGAAAGATAAATTTCAGAAAGATCAAAAATTGGTCCTTCAACCACGCTAAAAATAGAGAATCTGTTGCCCCTTAAGATATCGAATATACCCGGACCAAACTGGGCTATCTGCATAATATGCAGCGCTGCCGCTGCCTGTAGCACATAATGGAGCGTGCCAAGATTGAAGGCGCCTTCGCGATCATGCTTCACCTTATTGTAGGCCTCGTACCAAGGTAATGATGATGTTGGCCGAAGAACATTCCAGTACTGGTAAGGCTGAAATTCAAAAGATCCATAATCGCTGAGCCTAACCTTCCACTCGGTGAGCCTTAATGAGTTACAAACGTTTATATAATTTCTAGTTGTGTATCGTCCTCCGGCGTGCTGTTCCATCCCATTGGCTTTTAACACCCCGCTCCAGCATGCCTCGATTTCAGTGCAAAGCAGAATCAACAACTCACGTATCCGATGGCCAAAACAGTCAAAGTTTTCAGCTTGCGGCTCTATAACCCTAAAAAGATCCTTTACTTCATTGAACAAGCTTTCCGCAGCCACGATGGACCGCATATATGTCTGTCCGTATACCGAGAGCGGATTTAACTTATCATACCCATCAAATCCGGATCGATGTATTCCGCGCCAGACTCGAGGATGATACTGACCAGGCAACAGGAGTAATGGACTACCATCGCCGTCAATCTGGACTAAGTTTTCAGCGAGACAGACACTAGCAGCAGCCATTGCTTCGGCATCCGGATCAGCTAGATGAGTTGTTTCATACAAACCACCATATTGCGGAATGTAGCATTTTATCTTCTCGCCTCCATGAACAACCCACGCGAAGTTATTGTTCAATGTTTTAAATCCGAATACCTGATCCATCTGATGGTTAATCCTAAATTTAATCTCTATCACCATCATAGCTCGGAAATCTCACCCTCCACCGCCCGGGCTTGCACCGGCAAGGATTCTCTATGTCCGCACAACAAAAGAAACACCCCTTCGATTTCAAAACTCAATACGGACTCGGCTTCAGCACTCAGGACGATGAGATAGTTGTCGACTTCTTCTGCGGTGGCGGCGGCGCCGGTACCGGGCTGGAGATGGGACTGGGCCGCGCGGTGAACGTGGCGAAGAACCACAGCCCCCAGGCGATCAGCATGCACACCGTGAATCACCCGGGCGCCGTGCATTACACCACCGACGTGTTCGAGGGCGATCCGGACACGGAGTGCGGCGGCAAAGCCGTTGGCTGGTTCCATATGTCGCCGGACTGCACTCACCATAGCCAAGCCGCCGGCGGTCAACCGCGCAAGCGCGAGATCCGGAACCTTTCATGGATCGGCCTAAAGTGGGCCGGCAAGAAGAAGCCCCGCGTCATCAGTCTGGAAAACGTGAAACAGATCCTCCAGTGGGGGCCGCTGATCGCCAAGCGCTGCAAGTCGACCGGCCGCGTGATGAAGTTGGGCGGCGCCATTGCCGAGCCTGGCGAAGTTGTGCCGGTCCACCAGCAGTTCCTGGTGCCAGACCCTAAACGTCGCGGGCAGACTTGGGCCGTATTTGTCGCAGAGCTGCAGCGTCTTGGGTACGCCGTTGAATGGCGAGTGATCAAGGCTTGCGACTTCGGCGCGCCAACCAGCCGCGAACGCCTGTTCATGATCGCCCGCTGCGACGGCCAGCCGATCGTGTGGCCTGAGCCAACCCACGCGAAGAACCCAGCCAAGGGCCAAAAGAAGTGGCGCACCGCCGCCGAGTGCATCGACTGGACCATCCCGAGCAAAAGCATTTTCGACCGGGCAAAGCCGCTGGCACCGGCCACTCTGCGCCGAATCGCCAAGGGCATGAAGAAGTTCGTCATCGATGCTGCTGACCCATTCATCGTGCCGATCGCGAACTGGTCCGGCGAAAGTGTCCAGTCTGCCCATGACCCGCTGCGTACTGTGACGTCCTGGCCGCGCGGTGGTTCTTTTGCCATGGCCAGCCCGATCATTGCGCCAGCAACTCACCAGGGTAGCGACCGGATCAACGATCCCCACGAACCGCTGCCGACGGTCACCTGCGCGAATCGCGGCGAGCTGACGTTGATCAGCCCTACCCTGATTCAAACAGGCTACGGAGAGCGCACCGGACAGGAGCCGCGCGTGCCTGGCCTTGATCAACCGCTGGGCACCGTGGTCGCCGGCGGCGTGAAGCATGCACTCGCAGCTGCGCACTTGGTGAAGTTCCGGTTTGCGGACGAAGGCAAGGCACTCGACGAGCCGCTGCCGACCATCACCAGCGGCGGAAACTACCAGCGCCCCGCCGGCGCCGCACACGCCATGGGCATCTCAACCGTGTTCATGGCCCAGATGAACGGAGGGTTCAACACCACCGACGCCAAGAGCGTCGACGATCCGATGACAACGGTGACAAACACCGGCAGCCAGCAGCAGCTGGTGACGGCGAATCTGGTGCACTTGCGCGGAAACTGCGATGCGCGGGACACCGTCGATCCGCTGCACACCATCAGCGCCGGCGGCACTCACCATGGACTGGTCACTGCTTTCATGGAACGCCAGTTCGGCGCCAGCGTTGGCCAGGGTGTGAACGAACCGGCGCCGACCATCACGGCGGGCGGTGGCGGCAAGAGCTCGCTGGTCGAGTTGCAGCTGTCACCAGAGGTGGAAGCCGGTGCGTTGCGGGTCGCGGCATTCCTAATCAGCTACTACGGCACCGAGAACATGAGCGCCGCAGACGCGCCAGCGCCAACCATCACCACCAAGGATCGGCTGGGCCTGGTCACCGTGACCATCAAGGGCACGCCTTACGTGATCGTCGACATCTGCCTGCGGATGCTGCAACCGGCCGAGCTGTACAAGGCTCAGGGCTTCCCCGCCGACTACATCATCAGCCACGGCGCCGACGGCAGCCCCTTCACCAAGACCCAACAGGTCCATATGTGCGGCAACAGCGTCAGCCCGCCGCCGATGGCTGCACTTGCACGGGCCAACGATCCGTGGCGCTCCGCCGCACGACAAGCCGAAGCCGCCTGACTTCCACTCCCTTGGAGCCTAAAATCATGCCGTAACAGCGAATTGATTTATGGAATACGTCCCATCAGCGCAAATGCGGCAGAGACGATCGTCATATGCGCTGCCTAGGGTATGCGGACGTCGATATAAGGAATGCGTACTTACGCGTTAATCGACGACCGCTGTACGAGCTCCACACTAACAAAATCCTGAAACGTCTGGCGAACCGACGCTACAGCTGTCCGTAATTGCCTCCCAATTTCCAGGTCCCAGTCATAAACTAATACAAGTTTAAGATGAAACTCCGCTGGCGAAACCGCAGACTTAACAACACGCGCCTGGTTGACATACTTAATAAGTAAATTCTTAAGGTGTGAAGCCGAGCTTAAATATTTCACCTCCAAGCATTGAAGACCGCTATCAGTATATGCAGCGGCATCATAAATGACGCCCGTAGAACCCATCTTTACATTAGTTCTTACATCCACCCCAACAAAGCGACTATCATTTTCAATGAAGTGCTTCGTCAGCTCCAGCAACTCCTTCATTTTCGCAATTTGTTTATTTTTCTTAGCGTGCTCAATGATGTCCAGGTCATTATCTACGGGAAGTATAGATGTGGTAGGAGGCGAATCTTCAAGACGATCCTCAACATCTGCCACAGCATCATTCACTTCACTTTCTGCCACTACAGACGCGTTATCCTGATCGATCTTAGTTTCTTTCGATTGCTGCTCACTAAAGTTATTCTGCACTTCTCCTAAAGCTTCCTCACCCTGGCTTTCAGAAGATGCTTGGACCTCTGAAGCTGCTGGCGGAAGCTCTGATGAAGAGTCATATGTTTCGGTGGATAGTCTTACAAAGCTATCAAAATCATTTAGCGTTTGTAAAAACGACTCATCTGTCTTGTAATCTTTAGGAGCGTACAGCTTACCATGATGCTTAATAACCAGATAACAGAAAGCCGCAAGAATCAACACAGGAAAAACCACAATAAACCAGATGATTATTAATCTCTCTGAGGATTGTAAAGTTGAGACCGAACTTCCAAGCATCCAGTTTGCGAACCCATAGATCAATGAGATAAAAAGACCGATCACCCCAAGTGGGTTTCTTGCCGCATTACCAATATTCATATCTGTAATTCAACTAGTTGGTTGAACGAGTCCATCCCGGACCCGCGACTGAACAGCATCAGTTCGCCATCATGTTGCAGTCATGGTCGTAGAGCAAGCTGTTTGACACGCTGCATAGATCTTAAAACCTCAATTTCCCTCTCCCCCTTCAAAGTCAGCCGCTATAGCGGCAAGGACGAAGTCATGTCTGAAGAAAAGCTTTCGATCATCCAGCCCCTGCCGGTCGAGCGCGATGAGGACGGCTGGTGGTCGCATCCAGATTACCTCTCGGAGTACGACGACGAACTCACTGAGGCGCAGTTTCAGGAATGGTGTCTGCGCCACCAGATTGAAACGAAAGTCTCCTACATGGAACGCGACGTTCCTTTTGAGGTTTTCGACGCCTACATGGATGACGGCCAGTGCGATTGCTCGGCGTGGGAAATCCAGCGGCCGGACGAGCCAGACTGGTTCATCCTGTCGATCCACGATCACGAAGATGGCCCAGTCTGCGTTTGGGGTCGCCGGGCATTGCCGGTGCCGAAATTCCCCGGTGCGCAGGTGACGCCATGACCGCGATCAAGGAACGGCCTATCCTGTTCTCGGCGCCGATGGTGCGCGCCATTCTGGATGGCAGGAAGACGGTCACGCGGCGGCCGGTGAAGGTTCAGCCGCGTTCACGGGCCGACATTGGCAGCTACGGCACAGGCCAGCCCTTCATCCGCAACCCAGACGTCACGAAGCGCAACCCGGAATGCCCCTTCGGAAACCCCGGCGATCGGCTGTGGGTTCGCGAGACCTGGTACTGCGATCACAACGAGGTCATGTGCGGCCCTTACCTCAAACCGGATGACTTGGATGTCAGCGAGGCGCGCGACGACGGCACGCTGGTGTACGCCGCCGACGGGATTACCCCATATGAAGCCGATCAGCCAGTCTGGAAGCCAAGCATCCATATGCCGCGCTGGGCATGCCGCATCCTGCTGGAGATCACCGACGCCCGCGTCGAGCGGTTGCAGGACATCAGCCGGTCCGATATCCGAGCCGAAGGCCTGCAATGCCCGCCGGAACTGGCAAGCGATGACGTTTCGCCAAACTACCGAGACTGGTATCCGGCGGCATGGCGGGAGTTGTGGGAGTCCACTGGCGGCGACTGGGACGCCAACCCGTGGGTCTGGGTCGTCGAGTTCAAGCGGGTGACGCCATGATCGCCCTCGCCTGGTTCGCCTACGTGTACTGCTACAAGGGGCCGCGGCGATGAATCCATCTCGACAACAACGCCGCGCGCTGGAAAAGGAAAACGCCAAGCTTCCGACATACCTTCAGCAAGTCCCGCCGGAACAGTGGCCCGGCTTCAAGCCTCCCGACCTCGTTGAGGTTTGGCGATCGCGCAACTTCCTCGTCCAGATCTGCACCGAGCCATCGGGTTACCAGCGCATGAGCATCTGCCGGTCAGTGCACAACGGTGACAGCTGGGTCGACCAGGTGACATGGGACGAGCTGATGCGCCTCAAGCGCGAATGCGGACGTGGCGATCGGGATGCGGTCGAGGTTTTTCCCGCAGATCGCGACATCGTCAACGTCGCGAACATGCGCCACCTGTTCTTTCCGCCGGAAGATTTGCCGTTCAAATGGAAGAAGCCATGAGCCGCATGGTCAGCGTCCGCACCGAGGAACTGACCGGCATGGCACTGGACTGGGCAATCAACGCGATCGAGGGTGATCAGCAGCCCGGCACCGGTCAGCTGCAACTCTTCGCCCTGCCCGACGCCGAGCAACTGATCACGAAGTATGGCGTCTGGGTCGATGTTGGCCACCGGCACCCTTGGCTGGCAGACATGACGGACGATCCGTTCAACCGGGTCACCGGCGAAACCCGAACCATTGCCGTGGTCCGCGCCGTGGTCTTTGCCAAGCGCGGCGCCGCGGTAAAAGTCCCCGCCGAACTCCTCCAGCAGTAACCCTACCGAATAACCACCTTCTGCCGCCATACGCGGCATGGAGCAATACCCCATGGAAACCGAAATCCTTTCTGACGAGGAGCTGGCCGAACTCACCGGCTACAAGGCCCGGGCCTACCAGCGCCGCTGGCTGATTGATCGCCAATGGGTCTTCGTCGAAAGCCGAGGCAAACGTCCACTTGTGGGCCGCATGTACGCCCGTATGAAGCTGGGCATGGTCAGCCCCACGATTGCCGATCCTAACCCGCCGCCGGCCGCGCCGGCATGGACGCCAGACTATTCGCGAGTGAACTGATATGCGCCCCCGCAAGACCGAGCACCAGCACCTTCCCCCTCGGATGTACAAGCGCTCAAGGAAGCGCAAAAAC